CAAGTAATAAAGCTAATATACTAATAATAACTAAGCTTATCTTTCTTTTATCTAGTCTATAATTGTTAACAACCTCAACACCTTTTACTATATCCTTTCCTGAATCCTTTTTCATAAAGAAACCACCTAAACCTTTTACAGCTATTCCTACTAATTTATTCATACCTTAACTATATCTAATTTAATAATATCTATATATTTTAACTTATCCATTAATAACTTATAAGCATCCCTAGAATTTCCTACAAAATCTTTTGATTTACTAAGACCTACCAACGGGCAACCATGCGTATCCTTTGCTGTATTACCTGCGTGTATTCTAATACCATCAAAACGTACACCCTTATCATCTTGTACGCTTAGATCAGGTTTATTATAAACTAAAGGCATTAACTGTTTAAACCTATTAGACCAACTTAAAGTTACCGAATACCGCCCGTAAGGTATGCAAGTTTCTCCATAAACCTTAACACCAGGTAATCTAACAACATCTTCCAATGTATAGCAAATAAAATCATTATCTAAATACAGTTCTCCTATTGTAGACTTATCTGTAAATGTTGTACGCTCTAATCTTAGTTTCATTTTTTAGCTTGTAGTTTTATTATGTCCTTTTCTAATCTAACAACCTTAGAAGAAAGCTCTACGTTTTCATTAGCCACTAATTCAAAGTTACTTCTAATGCCTTCAAATTTATGTTCCAAAGTTTTTAAACATTCTGAGTTTTTCAATGCTAACTCACTAGTTTTATTTAAACCTACATTAGCTCTATCTAAATCCTTTTCAACAGCCGTTAAAGTTAAAGCTATCTTTTGTATTGTTAGTTGAAAATCACTAAACTTAACATCTAAACGCTCTATCTTATTCCCTAAAGAAACCGTTTCTTTTTTAAAGTCTTTAAATAATCCTTTTAGAAAAAAACTAATTATTCCAATTATAGGAAGGGCAACTAAAGGCACTACTATAGCTAATATAGATTCTGTTTTCATATTAAACTAAGTTATAATATTCCTTAATTCCATTATCTAAAACCGTATCAAAAGGTACAGGCATTTGTGATAATAGTATAATGTTTTCGTAACCGTTGTTTCTAGGTACTGGGTTTCCTTCACCATCTAAAACAGGCGTTACAACTAACTGACCGTCTACATAGGTGTAAATATACTTCGGTAAAGGATTACCGTTAACATCATAAGAAATATCACCTTTCTTAACTGTATATCCTGCGCTTATATCAGTTACAACTGCACCAGTTTCTGCTATGTACGTTTGTAGTCTTAAATGCACTACAGCACATGGCAGCGGGTTTGTGTTCATTTCCTCCTGCACTACTGCCGTATCTCTTACTAATTGGCGTGGTAACCCCGTTATTGGGTCATTTCCGTATTGATAAACATTACTATTCATTTTCTTTTTTTTAAATATTATAAATTAGCTGAATTACCTTGTGCATCTGCCGTATCTGTCCAAAGGTTAGCGCCTGTTGTAACGTATCTACCTTTAGTTCCCGCAACAGTTCCTTTCACTTTATTACCTACATAATAACCATCTGCTGCGCCTTGTACTATACCATACGCGCTTGTACTAGCAACTTCAATTGTACAGTTATAAATTCTATTTCTAAACCCGTTATTTTGTATACCATGACCTGTACCGCTTTTTACTTTTACCGTACAAGTATCGACTGTTATGTCGTCAGTATCTGTAGACATACCGCTACCGCTTTGACTTTCAGCATAACAAAAGCTTGTTTCTAATGCTGCCTGTATTCCGTAATTTGAACCTCCTGAAATCCCTGTAGAGTGCCTAAGGCTTTTTATTCCTTTAGCGTATAAACCTATATTAGTATTGCTTATTGATACTAAGTGGGATATGGTGGTAGTTGCTGTACTTGATGTTGTACCCCTTCCTGTGTTTGATTCCGCGTAACAATGTACGATAGAAGCACCGCTTAAAGCGTTTAATCCATTCCCTGAATCAGAATAGAAATCACAATGAGTGGCTTTACCAGTAACAGCACATCCCGTGCCGTTTATTGCTTCCCATCTGCTATACTTCATTTCTGCATTGTAACACTGATTACCACCTGTTCCTAAGTTGTAAAATTCGCCACCGTAACAATAAGACCCCGATGAACCGTTTATAAAATTACCATCACCCGAAGATGTACCGTAAAACTTACTACCAAAGGCTGTAAGTTGCCCCTTTGTAAATAAACACCTTCCAGTTGAACTGTTAAAAATGGTATTAGTGAATTTTAAAACGGGTAAACTTCCTGTTATGTTAAAAACGTAACCAGTACCGCCACCTATTTTTAAAACTGTTCCGTTTTTAATTGTAAAAGTTCCTGAACCTACTGCTGTTGCAAAGACATGAGAATTTCCTGTAGTATTTAATGTGTATGTATAACTGTTTAAATCCAATATAACACCCGCTGTTAAAGTTATTTCAACATCACCGTTTTCTGTTATGTCAGTATGTAATTTAACTACATCACCACTAGATGCAGCAGCGTATGCAGTTGCTAAATCGGTGTAAAATACGGGTTGCCCTAGTGATTGACTTACAGAAACTAAACCGTAACCTTTAGCAATATCTATCCATGCAGAACCGTTGTAGCGTTGTAAACTATCTAAATCAGTATCGTAAACAAATTCACCCGTTGCAGGTGTTAAAGCTGCTTTTTCTGCTGATGTCACATTAGATATACCACCTTTCATAGATGCCCATGCAGAACCATCATAATACTGTAGAAAGTCTGTGGTTTTATCATAGCATAAACTAGCCTTTTGAGGTGTTATACTATTCCATGTTGTACCATCATATCTCACCCAATCTTTAAGGCTTACACTATCCCAATCAGCATGAACAGAACCACCTAAAGACAACACGTATATATCTCCTGTACTTTCCGTAGGAGGTGCTAAACTTGCATCTACAAAGTTTAAAGCAGAAGGTAAAACTAATTCATCCTGATACTCTAACTCCCCTAACTCATTTTTCCATGAGTAATCGCCATCATTCGCAGGGGTAAAGCCTTTAGGTACGTGAATTTCACCGTCAACTATATTTTTATGTATTACTATCGCCATTTTTTAGTCGTAAAAGATTATACCTTTCTTATTAACTTGCTGAATATCTTTACACTCATCAAATAAAGGATAAGTTGTAGGGTCTGCATCGTTGGAATCTTCAATAAAAACAATCATGTCTTTACGCCAAAAATCAGCCTTATTCATATAGAAATCCCTACTTTGTGAATAATCAAAGCTTTGAGCTTGTGCTCCGTATTCAGGATCATTAATTATAGAACCTTGATTACTTAATTGAACGTGTATTTTAGAATAAACTTCATACACATTATAATGAGCTAACATAGGTTTAATAAAGTCATCTACTAAAGTTTCATTATCAGCGGTTAATGTATCTGCTGCAATTTCTGTTAAAAGTTCATTATAGAAATCTTTACCTATCACATCTCTAAGATATTTTCTTTGAGTTGGTAATAAATAATTATCAAAATAAGATTGATCGAATGCAGCATCATTAATAGCTAAATCCTTAACCTCTATTGATGTCATTATAGGAGTATTAAAAGCCATTACTCTTCTGTTTTTTTATCTTCAGTAACTTCTATATTAGCTACTGAATTTTGATTAATAAATAAGCTACCTACCGCTTCATCTTCTAAAGGTTTTAAACCTACCATCTCCCTACCCTCATTTATAGTAGTAACAGCATTTACATCTATTCTATCTGAATTACCTACAGGAGCAACATTTAAAATACTAACCTCAACATTAGAGAAATTAGTTTCTCTTTTTATAATCCTGTTTAATACTTTCAATAATGGCTCTTGGTAATCAGGGATAATAACACTATTCATAAACTTGTCATATTCTAGTTTAATCTGTTCGTTACCTCCTAACTTTCCTGCCGTTTCTAATCCTGCTAATGCGGGTGTTATTCTATGAGCTACAATAATAGCTTTAGTAGACATTTCACCTATATCTAAAAATTCACCATCTCGCTCCCTTGTAAACTCTTTTATTATAGCAGCTTGTTCAGGACTATCTAAAAGCTCAATAATAAATTTATCGTTATTACCTTCACCCGTATAAGTTTTCTTAATCTTTTCTACATATTGTTGAGCTGTCATTCCATCAGGAACTTCACCGAACATTTGCATAAGTACACTAGGAAAAAACCCATTATCAAATTTATCAATATTGTACTTACTCATTCTGTACTCTATATCAATCCAATCTAAAGCACCTACATAATCAGGTAAACCATAGTAGTTAAACTCAGGAAACTTACGCATCACATGAAGTAAATACTCTTTTTGACTTGTTCTATTATAAAACTTTAAATCTGAATTAACAGGAGTATCTATAGTTGGAACTGTACCTAGTTTAATATCCCTCCAAAAGTTAGAAATATAAGCTCTTTTTTTATCCTTAGATTTTCTTACTGTAGTTGCATCTTCATTGTATAAAGCTGTGAAATCACCCGACTTTTTAACATGAGGGTAGCAATTACCAGTAATAACAAAAGATTGCATCCAATCATGGAAAACATCAGCTAAACTATCTCCTTCAGGGTTTACCTCTGAAATCCATTCTTTTAAATCATCAGGTAATTCATCATAATCTACTTCTTTACCATCAATTTTAAATACAAAACCTTTACCAACCGCAAAAGTTATCTTTTGATTGATAATGGAGCTGTGAGTACTTGACCTTCTAGCACGTTTTGCTAAGTCATTAACGTAAATGTTGCTAGAATCTTGGAAAAAAGGAATCCATTTATAAGTAGAATCTATATCTTCTTCGTCACCTCTTTTAATAATAGGTGTACTGATAGGATCACTTTTAACTTTAGCGGTGCTACCTTGTATTTTAAACTTCTTCTTTTCGCTCATCTTCTGCTTCTTCTACAACTACTTCTACAACATCAGTAAAACCTGCTTTAAACAGCTTTATTAAGTCTTTTTGGCTAGTCTTTTCTGTTAATGGAATAACACCAACAGACCCAGTAATTAACTTACCTATGAAAGCCTTTTTAATTGCGTACTTCTTCATAGGTTAAATATAACAAAAAAAAACAACTATTTAGAACGATTCTAAATAAGGGGTTTATAAGGTTTGATTAGTTTTAAATTTGTATTATTGCATTAACGCTAAATGTAAAAAGCGTTTTAATGATTTTTAAATAATGTTATAAACTGAAAAATTATGATTGAAAACATAGAAAATACAATAGAAGATTTAGTATCCGACTTTCTTTATTATGATAGAAAAGAAGATGAAGATTTACCAAGGGGCGCAATACAGAAAGCCGTAAAAGATGGTTTAATAACCAAAGAGCAAATAATAAAGAAATTTGCAGAAAGTTTAAATGAAGGACTAAGCGAATAATTTTATTATTTATAACACCTTTGCAAAAGAGCTTGTGCGATCGTGGAGCGTAGCGGAATGACTTTTTGCAATACTGTTAAAATAGTGCATAAAAAAAGGGGAGCTACTAAACTCCCCTCGTTGCACTCGC